TTATAAGTGAGGGTTACACAGCATGAGCAATCCTAATCAAGTTGTAGTTTCACAGGTTTCTGATGTAACTACAGTTGAGATCACAACACAAGGTCCACAAGGTCCATCAGGATCTATTAGTGGTCTTACTTTTGATGTTTCTGCAAAAGTTGATGGATCAATACTGTATTATGACTCCACATCTGGTAACTTTAAGGCAGATACCACAACAACAAAACTTACACTTGTCAATGGAGGTAATTTTTAGGTCATGTCAAATACTATAAGAATTAAAAAAAGATCGGCCTCTGGAAGTGCTGGTGCTCCTTCAAGTTTATCTCCATCAGAAATAGCTTTTAATGAAAATGATTTAAAATTATATTATGGTTTTGGTGATGATGGATCTACCCCACCAAATGCAAGCTCAATAATAACTATTGGTGGATCTGGAGCATTTTTTAATAAGACAGATACTAGAAATGCAAATATAGTTTTAGCTGGCCCTACGACTGGTTCAGCTGCGGCTCCTACATTTAGATCACTTGTTGTCGCAGATATTCCAACGCTAACAGCGTCTAAGGTGTCTGATTTCGATACTCAGGTTAGAACAAACAGACTTGACCAACTTGCATCTGCTACAAGCACAGTTTCTGGCGTTACCCCGACTGCTGATGCTCATTTTGCAACTAAGGGCTATGTAGATTCTGTCAGTGAGGGATTAGATGTAAAACAAAGTTGTCAAGTAGCTACAACAGCAAACATTACCATTGCAACTGCTTTGAATAGTGGTGATTCTATTGATGGAGTAACCCTTGCAAACGGAGATAGAGTTCTTGTTAAAGATCAAAGCACAGCTACACAAAATGGTATCTATGTTGTTGGAGACACACCAGTAAGGGCTGATGACTTAGCTACAGGGGCTGATGCGGCTGGTGCATTTACTTTTGTTGAGCAAGGATCAACTAATGCCGATATAGGGTTTGTTTGTACGAGTAACAAGGGATCTGCTGTTGTAGGAACAAATAATTTAGCTTTTAGTACTTTTTCGTCTAGTGGTAATGTAACCGCTGGTGATGGTTTGGATAAAAATGGAAATGAATTAAGTGTTGACCTAAAAGCAAATGGTGGTCTAGTTATTGAGTCAACTGAGTTAGCTGTTGATTTGTCTGCTAGTTCGATCACTGGAACTTTGGCCATATCTGACGGAGGCACAGGTGCAACTTCAGCCTCTGCTAGTAGAACGGCTCTCGGTTTAGCCATCGGCACAAATATTCAGGCCTATGACGCTGATTTAGATGCTTTGTCAGGTTGTCAATCTGGTGGGGCAGCGGCCTTAGCAGCTTTAACATCATCTGAAATCCAGATCCTTGATGGAGCCACAGTAAGCACCAGTGAACTGAATAAACTAGACGGCGTGACCAGTAGCACCGCTGAACTAAATATTTTAGACGGCGTGACCAGCACTGCGAGTGAATTGAACGTCTTGGACGGCATAACTTCCACGACTACTGAGTTGAATCTTATGGACGGAGGTACTTCGGCAACTTCAACAACACTTGCTGCCGCAGATAGATTTGTTTGTAATGATGCTGGAACAATGAAACAAGTAGCACTCAGCGATTTGGTCACATTTCTTGAGGACGAAAGTGCCAGCAGTTTCAATATAGATGGAGGAACATACTAAATTTAACCATCAGGAGGTCGAACAATGGCGAACACAATTAAATTAAAAAGAGCAAGCGGTAGTGATCCAGGTGCTAGTGACCTTTCTGTTGGCGAATTAGCTATACGAACCAGTAATTGTAAATTATTCAGTAAAAATGATGGAGGATCTGCTGTTGGTGTAGTCGCTGGATCGGCAGATACTTTAACGACAGCAAGAACAATAGCTGGAGTAAGTTTCGATGGATCGGGAAATATCTCACTTAATAACAATGCTATCACTAATGGGGCTGGTTACATATCTGATGTTGTCAGTGACACTTCTCCTCAACTAGGTGGAGACTTAGATGTTCAATCAAGCAAGATAACTACAGCAACTAGCAATGGTAATGTAAAAATCGAACCAAATGGCACTGGTGTTGTTGAAGTTAGAGGTGCTGGAGGTAATGATGGCAAGTTACAACTAAACTGCTCTGCACAAAGTCATGGAATAGTATTAGCTTCACCTGCTCATAGTGCAGGACAATCTTACACAATAATTTTTCCTGATAATAATGTTACTGCCGATAAATACTTAAAAGTAAAAAGCATTTCTGGATCGGGTTCGACTGCAATAGGTCAATTAGAATACGCTTCACTTGATGCTAATGATTTAGGAGAAGGCACTATTCCTGATGCAAGATTTCCCTCTACATTGCCAGCACTTAATGGATCAGCACTTACAGATTTAAATGGAAGTAATATTGCTTCTGGAACGATTGCAGCAGCTAGGGTTGCGACATTAAACCAAAATACAACGGGATCTGCTGCAACATTAACGACTGCAAGAAATATTGGTGGTGTAAGTTTTGACGGATCAGCTAATATAAATCTTCCAGGTGTTAATACCTCTGGAAATCAAGACACATCAGGAAATGCTGCCACAGCCACAGCTTTAGCTACGGCAAGAACTATTGGTGGAGTATCATTTGATGGAACAGCAAATATAAATTTACCTGGTGTAAACACTTCTGGAAGCCAAGATACTTCGGGAACTGCTGCTATTGCAACAACTATAACTGTAGCTGACGAATCCTCTGATACTACTTGTTTCCCTTTGTTTGCCACTGCTGCAACTGGTAACTTAGCTCCTAAAAGTGGATCAAATTTAGCATTTAATTCATCAAATGGCACATTAACTGCAACTGCATTTTCTGGTGATGGATCTGCATTAACAGGAATATCGGCTGGAGCGACTGGAGGGGGAAGCGATGAAATTTTCTACGAGAATGGGCAAAATGTAACAACTGACTATACTATTACTAACGGCAAAAATGCTATGTCTGCTGGTCCTATCACTATAGATAGCGGTGTTACTGTTACTGTAGGAGCAGGAGAAACTCTTACTATCGTTTAATTTATGAAAGGAATTATTGAAAAACAGTTAGTTCAGTGGAAAGAAGAACTAGCAAAACACGTTGAGACTAGAAATCAAGCACAAAAAGTATTAGAAGAAGAAACAAAAACTATTTTAATGATTGAGGGCGGGATACAGGCGAAGGAGATGTTACTGAGGAAGATCGAGCAAGAATCCCAGCCAACAGGTACAGTGGAGCTAGTCCAAGAATCAAAGCCAAAGTCATCAAAGTAATTGGCACACTAGCTTTTAGGAGGGCTTCTTTAATCATGTTTCAGAAGATAGCAAATTGTTTGAGTATCATCTCATTTCTAATGGTAGCTTCCATGACTGCCACAGGAGTAATAGGTTACAAGTATGTAACTTCAGAACAGTTCAAATCTAAAGTAATGAACGAAATCCTTGGAAACGTACAGGGAATGATGCCAAAGATATTAGATAATGGTTTACCTAAAATGACAGGCCCATCTATGCCAATTATCAAATGAATTGTTGGCACTGTAAAACAGAATTAATTTGGGGTGGAGATCATAGTTTAGATGGTGACGATCACCCTTTAAGGTCTGGAGAATACAGCATGATAACTAATCTTTCTTGTCCTAAATGTAACTCTTTTGTAGAAGTTTATTTACCAAGAGATGCTTACGATTAATGATCTTTGGATTTATAAAAAAATTAGTTAAATATTATATAGATAAATTAATTCATTGGCTGCGGATGCAAAAATTTAATTTAGAACTTGATAATGACATAAAAAAATATCACGAAGAATTAGATAAGAAGATAAAAAAACCAAAAATAGTAGAAACTGGTAAATTTGGAGAAGATGGGTGGTCTATTTCTATAGGAGATGTAGAAGATGGAGATACCTGACATAAATATTCCTGAGATTTATATTCCAAACGTACCAGAACCATATAATCCTCATTATTTACAAATAGCAAAGCCACTTGAAATTGATGTTCCTGGCTGTACTTATCAGCATCGTGATATAAAAAATACTGGTAATCGTAATCTATTATTAGAAGACCCTAATGGTGTATATACAACGTGTGACTTTCCATTTCCTAGTTTTATTCCTCTTGACTATACACCTGAGAATCTTGTCATTACAGAAGAAGCACCTATCAATAATGAACCACCGCCCTTACCAGAAACAGAGCAGCCAAAAATTCCTCCACCACCTGATCCTCCCCCACCAGATTTTCCTCCTTGTCCTGGTAAAAATGACCAGCGAGTTGGAGATTTTCGTAACGATAAAAAGTTAGAACGTGTTATTGGACATGAAAGAGCAATACATTCCGTCTGCTCCTCAGTTTGTTGGGGTCTTTAGCCTTGCTTTGGTTGGTGCTTCTGCACCATTTGTACTTCAGCTTGTACGGCCAATAGTTAAACAGATAGTTACTAAAATTACAAAGAAAAAGAAAACCAGTTCTTAATCGTGGAACTGGCAAGCGATTGAAACGAGTGAAGTCACATTGAGTCAATTTGCATAAATGAGCAAAGATCCGAGGTAAACCGATCTGTAAGACGATGAGCCAAGTTGATACAAACGATGAATCAAAGAGCAACAAATGGAAGTGAATGTCGGTAAATAGTAACGTAGTCACCTCGCATACTTATTCAGTAATAGAGGTGTTAAAACACTTTTAATCGT